GTGTTCTAAGAACAGAGGCGCGCAGCCATTGGGGCTGCGCGCCTCTGTTCTTAGAACACACCTGCAAATTTGCAGGATCCGCACCGTTGCTCAGTGAGTCAACGGCTTCTACATGTCATATGAGCAGGATCACGGTTCGTAGGTCTAACGGAGAGGATCATGAAATAACCAGCACTCTAGCTGGCGTCATCCCTCCCCAATGGACCTATACACCGGAAACAATGGTGGTTAGCTCGCCGTCTTTCGAGACGTTTAAGCAGATCACCTCTGATTCGCAGAACGGTCGCCTTGAATGGCACTCCTTTCTTAATTATAAGAAAGAGGCCTCTCCTGGAGACTCCTTACCAATAGTGTCCGAGTCGATTCCTGAATGGAATTACTACGGGGCAAATGGCAAGGAATATCGTTGGGGTTCCCACTGGGAATTCCCGATTCGTCCTGGAACCTGCTCGTTCGGTCCGCTAGATCAACCCGATTTCGGGCTACCTAGTTTGTACTCGGTCAACGAGGGAGAGCTATTCATAGCTCCCCCTGATAACCTAGATCACCTGCTTGATCTTGCCGTAAGGCAAATGATACCAGGGATCAGACCAGAACTTAGCCTCCTCAATACTCTTCACGAGTTAAAGGATCTCAAGTCACTGGCTCGTACAGCGTCCTACATGAAAGATACCTTCCTGCGCATCGCTAACATAAAGGACCGTAAGGGCCTCACTGTTAGTCAGAAGTACGGGAAGCTCACCATGAAGGAACTCAACCGAAGGGCTTCGTCAGGTTACTTAGAATATAAGTTCAACCTGGCTCCGCTCTTGTCAGACATTAAGGGGTTTATAAAGTCCCTTAAGAACTACCAAAAGCAAGTTAAAAACTTGCTGTCACAAACCGATCGGGTTCGTCGAAGGCACTTCACTATTGAAGTTGCCCCCGGACTGTCCCAGTTTGAAGAAGGAGACTCGCAGTATAGCGCGTTTGATGTGGCTAAATCGCCACACATTCCGTACTATATTTATACGAGACACCATCGACAAGTGGAACTGGAACCCGTTAAGCTGCACGTTGAGATTGAGTATCAGTACTCTCTCTCAGATTTCGAGCGTCTGCATGCAGACACTCTAGGCCTACTAGACAGTCTGGGGATCAATCTTGACCCCCAGATCATCTGGAACGCAATCCCCTGGAGCTTTGTGGTCGATTGGGTAGTGGACGTTGGTCCATACCTTGGTCGATTCAAAATCCCAGGACTTCAGCCGGTGATAAACATTAGAAGGTCATGCTGGTCTATCAAACGTACTCGTCATATTCGTATGACTGTGGACGTTAACAAACAGCAATCGCTCCCATCATCGCGCGTGACAGAAACGGCTTACCGCCGCTCTATATTCACGCCGACAATGACCTCGCTTCAAGCGGGGGGTTTATCTCCAACCGAGGTAAGCTTAGGCTACGCTCTAGTTTCTACTAGAGGTCGTGGTCTTAAACACTGAAGCTCCTTTAAAAGGGAGCGTCAGTACAACAACAACACATATAGTATGCTAGCATTAACGCTAAACACAAACGAAGTAAAGAACTCCGCGGGAACTGAGGTTGAATTTCAGTCCCTTGGAATTGAGCCCCGTGGGCACAGATACTCGCAAATTGGCGAGTCACCTGCCCTCCCTAATCGTCTCAGTATTAATCACACTGAGGTCGGATCTGGGATTAAGGCCCGTCGCCGTTCGGTCGTTCGGGTAGACATCTCGTCTGCCTCTACGGTCGATACGTCGCAGGTCGTGACGACATCGGCATACATCGTGATGGACATCCCAGTGGGAGCCCTCACGACTCTGTCGGTGCCGACCAATGCCCTTGCTCAACTGACGTCATTTGTCTCCACCTTGGGTGGGACGACGTTGTTGTATGATGGCACTGGTAACGGAGCCCAATGCTTGCTCAATGGAGCGATTTAAAATTCGCTTCAAGAGTAAGTATTCTTTAGTGGGTGCAGTATTAGTTTCTGCTGCCTCACTGTTCGCTGCCTGCACCGGGTTAAACCGGCTGCAGGTACATTATGGCGGACCCGCATTCGAAATCAAGTCTACGACCACCTGGTCGCAGACCCTTCAAACGAATGACTCATCATGGCCCGGTACTAAACTAGCACCGAGCACCTCAAGCATCAATCCATAGGGAAAATGCCTGACATGGTGAAACCGACGATTTGGGCTGGTTCTTCGCCTTCCGAGGCGAGGTAACCAACATAAGCTTCGGCTAAGGACTCGACCGGGAATAGTTTGCCTTTAATAAGGCAGACGACTTCCATGTCGTATCCAGCGCCGTGCTCGATCCAAAACCGTCCGTCTGGTCCCTGATAAGGCTGAGAACCTGGCGAAAATTTGAGCAGGTATTCCCTCTGGGGAACTTTCCTGTTCTTAATCGTCTTGAGTATCTCAGTGTTGCTGACTTTGGAGGTTTGTTTCTTCATAGTTGGTATTCAGTAAAGCGAACACGTAAAGGAGTCGCGTCGCAATGCATACTCTTGCAAAGGAATCCTTATGGACCCTTATAAGAGGCAAGATCAGACAGTTAGTCTCATCGCTGCACTGCTCCGCGACATTCACATGTCGCACGGAGTTGTGTTCGGAACACGTCCACTCCGCTTAACCTTGAAAAAGGTGTCGGCGAGAGTGGAAGCTGAAGGAACGGGGTTTCTCACGAAATCCCTACCACGTCTAGGTAAGGCCTTAGATAAGGCACTAGCGAACGTATCCAAGTTAAACGCTAAAGCGCTGGGTTTTGAAGCCCAGCGTAATAGTGAACTTCCACTCTTTTGTGGTGAGTTCTTTAACAAGGTGTTCGACCCATCCGGCACGGTCCTTCAAGACCCGTGTGCAGAAAGCGTCAAGACATTAAGGCAAATCTTGTACTTGTTTTACAAGTACGAGCTGCCCTACAGTCATGAACAAGAACAGAAAGTCATCGCTCGGTTTACAAAAACCGAGGAGGAAATCCTGAATATGCACGACCGCTTTGTGTCTTTGACACAGACCGCAGATGCATGTCACGCCACAGTCAGACCCCGCTCTAAAGCAGGGATGACCCAGCTGGCAGTGACACTCGTTGCCCGACGTTTACTCGCAAGAGTATTCGAAGGGTTCGATTGGACCGACATCACTCCACGACACGGTCCTGGAGGAGTTGCTACCAAGCAACGCCTCTGGGGCAAGTACGACTGGAGTAATGTATCTGACCGTATCCGCACTGAATGGCCTTTGGATGAGTATTTTTACGCATCCTTGAGCCATGTGTGTGATGAAATCCACAATCTTCAGAAGATTGAGGATAAGTCCCTACCGGCACGAGTTATACTCGTCCCTAAGGACTCTCGAGGACCACGCCTTATATCCTGTGAACCCGTTGATTTTCAATGGATCCAGCAGGGCATTATGCGTAGTCTAGTTCAGCACATTGAAGCGCACCCACTTACTAAGTGTAGTGTCAACTTCACAGATCAATCACCTAACCGATGTGGTGCCCGTTATGGGTCCATGTCGGGTAAGTACGCGACTCTAGACCTCAATGAGGCTAGTGATCGCGTTTCCGTTGATCTGGTTCGCCTGCTCTTCCCTCCTCTTGTCTTTGACAAGTTGATGGCATGCAGGAGTTCATCTACGGTGCTCCCGGACGGAAAGGAATTAACGCTCCACAAGTTTGCGCCAATGGGATCAGCTTTATGCTTTCCCATTTTAGCGCTTACTGTGTGGTCAATCCTAACCGCGAGTGCACCAGACGCGTATACGCAAGAGCGTATATTAGTGTACGGAGATGACGTCATCGTTCCAACGGCAAACGCCGTGAATGCGATGGAACAGCTAGAGTCATTTGGTTTAAAGATAAACCTTGACAAGAGCTGCATCAGTGGACTCTTCCGTGAGTCCTGTGGCATGGATGCATTTCAAGGCATCGATGTTACACCTGTTCGTTTCAGAACAGTCTGGTCGTCTACTCCTCATCCCGAAGTCTACACGTCATGGATAGCGTATGCTAACTCCATGTACGATAGAAAGTACTACACCATCTACGAGCGAATCGTAGAGTTATTGTTCAATACATATGGAACAATACCAGATCAGAGCATGCGTTTAGCATGCCCCAGTCTTCGGGAAGTACCCGACTACATGAGGCCAAGGCGTAAGAAGGTAAACAAGAAACTGCAAGTTCTGCAGTATCATGTCACCGACGTTAAGGCCCCAAGCATCAATCATGAAATGTCCGGTTGGTCTATGCTCCTCAGATATTTTACTGAGGGGGTAGGCCCTGCGGACTGTCATGACGGCTTGTCATGCGGAGACCATTATAAGTCTCCGTTTTCGGTTCGGTTGTACACACGCCGGTCGTCTGGGAAGCTTGTTAAGCGTTGGCACGAACAAGGTAAACAGAGCAATTCTTGCTATGTTCCCTATTCGCTGTTTTCCGCTTAGTAAGCTCTCACCGATCGTTCTACGCACGTATATAAACAATATTATACGAGCATAGTTAGGCGATGATAAGGACGGCCGTCCGCTAAAGGATCCGAAAGGGTCCCGCTGCGGGCGACAGTCCTTATCATCGCCTAACTATGCTCGTATAATATTGTTTATATACGTGCGTAGAACGATCGGTGAGAGCTTACTAAGCGGAAAACAGCGAATAGGGAACATAGCAAGAATTGCTCTGTTTACCTTGTTCGTGCCAACGCTTAACAAGCTTCCCAGACGACCGGCGTGTGTACAACCGAACCGAAAACGGAGACTTATAATGGTCTCCGCATGACAAGCCGTCATGACAGTCCGCAGGGCCTACCCCCTCAGTAAAATATCTGAGGAGCATAGACCAACCGGACATTTCATGATTGATGCTTGGGGCCTTAACGTCGGTGACATGATACTGCAGAACTTGCAGTTTCTTGTTTACCTTCTTACGCCTTGGCCTCATGTAGTCGGGTACTTCCCGAAGACTGGGGCATGCTAAACGCATGCTCTGATCTGGTATTGTTCCATATGTATTGAACAATAACTCTACGATTCGCTCGTAGATGGTGTAGTACTTTCTATCGTACATGGAGTTAGCATACGCTATCCATGACGTGTAGACTTCGGGATGAGGAGTAGACGACCAGACTGTTCTGAAACGAACAGGTGTAACATCGATGCCTTGAAATGCATCCATGCCACAGGACTCACGGAAGAGTCCACTGATGCAGCTCTTGTCAAGGTTTATCTTTAAACCAAATGACTCTAGCTGTTCCATCGCATTCACGGCGTTTGCCGTTGGAACGATGACGTCATCTCCGTACACTAATATACGCTCTTGCGTATACGCGTCTGGTGCACTCGCGGTTAGGATTGACCACACAGTAAGCGCTAAAATGGGAAAGCATAAAGCTGATCCCATTGGCGCAAACTTGTGGAGCGTTAATTCCTTTCCGTCCGGGAGCACCGTAGATGAACTCCTGCATGCCATCAACTTGTCAAAGACAAGAGGAGGGAAGAGCAGGCGAACCAGATCAACGGAAACGCGATCACTAGCCTCATTGAGGTCTAGAGTCGCGTACTTACCCGACATGGACCCATAACGGGCACCACATCGGTTAGGTGATTGATCTGTGAAGTTGACACTACACTTAGTAAGTGGGTGCGCTTCAATGTGCTGAACTAGACTACGCATAATGCCCTGCTGGATCCATTGAAAATCAACGGGTTCACAGGATATAAGGCGTGGTCCTCGAGAGTCCTTAGGGACGAGTATAACTCGTGCCGGTAGGGACTTATCCTCAATCTTCTGAAGATTGTGGATTTCATCACACACATGGCTCAAGGATGCGTAAAAATACTCATCCAAAGGCCATTCAGTGCGGATACGGTCAGATACATTACTCCAGTCGTACTTGCCCCAGAGGCGTTGCTTGGTAGCAACTCCTCCAGGACCGTGTCGTGGAGTGATGTCGGTCCAATCGAACCCTTCGAATACTCTTGCGAGTAAACGTCGGGCAACGAGTGTCACTGCCAGCTGGGTCATCCCTGCTTTAGAGCGGGGTCTGACTGTGGCGTGACATGCATCTGCGGTCTGTGTCAAAGACACAAAGCGGTCGTGCATATTCAGGATTTCCTCCTCGGTTTTTGTAAACCGAGCGATGACTTTCTGTTCTTGTTCATGACTGTAGGGCAGCTCGTACTTGTAAAACAAGTACAAGATTTGCCTTAATGTCTTGACGCTTTCTGCACACGGGTCTTGAAGGACCGTGCCGGATGGGTCGAACACCTTGTTAAAGAACTCACCACAAAAGAGTGGAAGTTCACTATTACGCTGGGCTTCAAAACCCAGCGCTTTAGCGTTTAACTTGGATACGTTCGCTAGTGCCTTATCTAAGGCCTTACCTAGACGTGGTAGGGATTTCGTGAGAAACCCCGTTCCTTCAGCTTCCACTCTCGCCGACACCTTTTTCAAGGTTAAGCGGAGTGGACGTGTTCCGAACACAACTCCGTGCGACATGTGAATGTCGCGGAGCAGTGCAGCGATGAGACTAACTGTCTGATCTTGCCTCTTATAAGGGTCCATAAGGATTCCTTTGCAAGAGTATGCATTGCGACGCGACTCCTTTACGTGTTCGCTTTACTGAATACCAACTATGAAGAAACAAACCTCCAAAGTCAGCAACACTGAGATACTCAAGACGATTAAGAACAGGAAAGTTCCCCAGAGGGAATACCTGCTCAAATTTTCGCCAGGTTCTCAGCCTTATCAGGGACCAGACGGACGGTTTTGGATCGAGCACGGCGCTGGATACGACATGGAAGTCGTCTGCCTTATTAAAGGCAAACTATTCCCGGTCGAGTCCTTAGCCGAAGCTTATGTTGGTTACCTCGCCTCGGAAGGCGAAGAACCAGCCCAAATCGTCGGTTTCACCATGTCAGGCATTTTCCCTATGGATTGATGCTTGAGGTGCTCGGTGCTAGTTTAGTACCGGGCCATGATGAGTCATTCGTTTGAAGGGTCTGCGACCAGGTGGTCGTAGACTTGATTTCGAATGCGGGTCCGCCATAATGTACCTGCAGCCGGTTTAACCCGGTGCAGGCAGCGAACAGTGAGGCAGCAGAAACTAATACTGCACCCACTAAAGAATACTTACTCTTGAAGCGAATTTTAAATCGCTCCATTGAGCAAGCATTGGGCTCCGTTACCAGTGCCATCATACAACAACGTCGTCCCACCCAAGGTGGAGACAAATGACGTCAGTTGAGCAAGGGCATTGGTCGGCACCGACAGAGTCGTGAGGGCTCCCACTGGGATGTCCATCACGATGTATGCCGATGTCGTCACGACCTGCGACGTATCGACCGTAGAGGCAGACGAGATGTCTACCCGAACGACCGAACGGCGACGGGCCTTAATCCCAGATCCGACCTCAGTGTGATTAATACTGAGACGATTAGGGAGGGCAGGTGACTCGCCAATTTGCGAGTATCTGTGCCCACGGGGCTCAATTCCAAGGGACTGAAATTCAACCTCAGTTCCCGCGGAGTTCTTTACTTCGTTTGTGTTTAGCGTTAATGCTAGCATACTATATGTGTTGTTGTTGTACTGACGCTCCCTTTTAAAGGAGCTTCAGTGTTTAAGACCACGACCTCTAGTAGAAACTAGAGCGTAGCCTAAGCTTACCTCGGTTGGAGATAAACCCCCCGCTTGAAGCGAGGTCATTGTCGGCGTGAATATAGAGCGGCGGTAAGCCGTTTCTGTCACGCGCGATGATGGGAGCGATTGCTGTTTGTTAACGTCCACAGTCATACGAATATGACGAGTACGTTTGATAGACCAGCATGACCTTCTAATGTTTATCACCGGCTGAAGTCCTGGGATTTTGAATCGACCAAGGTATGGACCAACGTCCACTACCCAATCGACCACAAAGCTCCAGGGGATTGCGTTCCAGATGATCTGGGGGTCAAGATTGATCCCCAGACTGTCTAGTAGGCCTAGAGTGTCTGCATGCAGACGCTCGAAATCTGAGAGAGAGTACTGATACTCAATCTCAACGTGCAGCTTAACGGGTTCCAGTTCCACTTGTCGATGGTGTCTCGTATAAATATAGTACGGAATGTGTGGCGATTTAGCCACATCAAACGCGCTATACTGCGAGTCTCCTTCTTCAAACTGGGACAGTCCGGGGGCAACTTCAATAGTGAAGTGCCTTCGACGAACCCGATCGGTTTGTGACAGCAAGTTTTTAACTTGCTTTTGGTAGTTCTTAAGGGACTTTATAAACCCCTTAATGTCTGACAAGAGCGGAGCCAGGTTGAACTTATATTCTAAGTAACCTGACGAAGCCCTTCGGTTGAGTTCCTTCATGGTGAGCTTCCCGTACTTCTGACTAACAGTGAGGCCCTTACGGTCCTTTATGTTAGCGATGCGCAGGAAGGTATCTTTCATGTAGGACGCTGTACGAGCCAGTGACTTGAGATCCTTTAACTCGTGAAGAGTATTGAGGAGGCTAAGTTCTGGTCTGATCCCTGGTATCATTTGCCTTACGGCAAGATCAAGCAGGTGATCTAGGTTATCAGGGGGAGCTATGAATAGCTCTCCCTCGTTGACCGAGTACAAACTAGGTAGCCCGAAATCGGGTTGATCTAGCGGACCGAACGAGCAGGTTCCAGGACGAATCGGGAATTCCCAGTGGGAACCCCAACGATATTCCTTGCCATTTGCCCCGTAGTAATTCCATTCAGGAATCGACTCGGACACTATTGGTAAGGAGTCTCCAGGAGAGGCCTCTTTCTTATAATTAAGAAAGGAGTGCCATTCAAGGCGACCGTTCTGCGAATCAGAGGTGATCTGCTTAAACGTCTCGAAAGACGGCGAGCTAACCACCATTGTTTCCGGTGTATAGGTCCATTGGGGAGGGATGACGCCAGCTAGAGTGCTGGTTATTTCATGATCCTCTCCGTTAGACCTACGAACCGTGATCCTGCTCATATGACATGTAGAAGCCGTTGACTCACTGAGCAACGGTGCGGATCCTGCAAATTTGCAGGTGTGTTCTAAGAACAGAGGCGCGCAGCCCCAATGGCTGCGCGCCTCTGTTCTTAGAACAC